CATCCTCGACAATCTCATGAGGTGCCACATTGAGCACATCGGCAATGTCGGCGACCTGTGTGACTTTGATGTCACGTTGCGCCCCGAGGATGCGCATCAGTGTCGATAGTGGGACACCTGACTGCTCGGATAGCTCGCGCACGGTGTGTCCAGAGATGGCGCGTTGCGCCCTGATGGCGGCGGCAACGGCCTCGTTAATGTCCATATGGACAACTGTAGCACCCTGCACGGGTAACAAGAAATCCAAAAATGTTCCCCTTCTGGGCTTGCATGTTCCCAAAACCGGGTCTAATGTTCTCCACATGGAAACCACAAGTTACCCAGAGGCGGTCGCTCAAGCCGTCCGCAAGGCGATGGACAGCAGCGGTAGCAGCGTCCATGCCACCGCCATCAAATCCGGAATCCCATCAGCAACCATGCAGCGCAGACTCACGGCCCCCGCACGGTATCCGTTCACCGTGGCCGAGATCGACGCCATTGCACAGGCCACCGGGAAAAGCACATCGGCACTCCTTATTGAGGCAGAGGTGCTTGCAGCACGACACGGAGCAGCGGCATGAGCGCCACGCCAGACAAAAAGAAAGCCGCCCCCGTTGCAGTGGGGACGGCTGAGAACCAGAGAGAAGAGACTGCAGTGTCACTCACCATCAAAAGTCCAAGAACGGACGATGTCGCCCTCTTGGCCCATTGCGACGTCGAGAACGCCGCCCTCGCCGAGATCGTCGAGTTCCTTGCGGACAGCGACGATGGTGTCCTCGTCTACAGCCTCCCGCCAAAGGGCGACTTGATCCGCCTCACCAAGTCGCACGCTTCTGACAACCCCGTCAGTGAAGATCATTCGAATCAGTGGGGCATGGAGACGGTCGAATCTCGTCAATGCCTCCTCAACCTTGAGTACCTCAGCCGCCGAGGCAGCGGTGTAGGCCAGCTCGCCGCCGATGCCAATACTGTTGCGCATGGTGATTCCCATCGTTGTGTGACAGCACGTACCTCCGCAGAGGAGGTCGAGTGATGCCAAGCATTATCCCATTCACCTATCACGCCCAGCCCGTCCGCGTCGTCACCATTGACGGTGAACCGTGGTTCGTGCTCGCCGACCTGTGCAAGGTACTCGATCTCCCCCAGGTCAGTCGCGTCAAGGCTCGCCTTGACGATGCCCTTACTCAGAGTAAGGGCATCACAGACAGTATGGGGAGAGTCCAAGAAGCCACTGTCGTCAGCGAGGCGGGCATGTACGAAGTCATCATCCGATCGGACAAGCCGGAGGCAGTTGCCTTTCGCCGCTGGGTGACGCATGAGGTTCTCCCCTCGATTCGCAAGCACGGCGGCTACCTCACCGATCAGAAGATCGAGGACATCCTCAACAACCCAGACACGATCATCGAGCTGGCCACCAAGTTGAAGTCCGAACGTGCCAAGCGCGCCGCCTTGGAGAAGCAGGCCGCCATCGACACCCCCAAGGCCAGATTCGCCGACGCCGTGTCCGCATCACACACATCCATCCTCATCGGCGATTTGGCGAAACTGCTACGTCAGCACGGCTACGAGATCGGCCAGAACCGGCTGTTCGAGATGCTGCGACGCGACGGCTACCTGTGCGCCGCCAAGGGCGGCTTGTGGAACATGCCCACCCAGAAGGCCATGGACCTCAACCTGTTCGAGGTGAAAGAAACCACCATCGTGCATTCCGACGGCCACGTGTCGATCTCGAAAACCACCAAGGTCACCGGTAAAGGACAGATTTATTTCGTCACCCGCTTCCTGGACGGTCGACTTCCCAAAGGCATCAACGACGAGGCAGCGGCATGAACCGCGAGGAAGCCGCAAAAAATTTCAATGCAGCATACGACTCCATCGGCCGAGTGTTCAACGAGTTGTTTTTTAAATACGACAGCCAGACTGCACAGGATGTCGTCTACCTGCTGGACAGCATCCTCGACCTCATCGAACTTGCGCAATGCATGGTGGAGCGCGTCTCTGACGAAACGTGGCAGGCGACGCCATGAAAACAAGAACACCAACCTTCGCCGAGGAGCTGGCCGACGAGTATGGCCGGTGGATGACCTACGCCCAGGCGGCGAAAGAACTCAACTGTTCCGCGCGTCATCTTCGGCATTTGACGGAGCGTGGACAGCTGGCCTGCTGGACGATCGGTGACACGCAGGCGTTGAGGCTGAAAACCGCCGATGTGGCCGCCCTGATGAGGAGGGTCGCCTGACGTGCTTAACGGATACGCATCCGACATCGTGTTCGCCGTCGTGTGCCTTGTTGCTTTGGCTATCGCATTGAAGCACACCGACTGACCTGAAATCAAAACTGTTCATACCCCTACAGGGGTGCCTGTAGTGCACCCAAAAACGGAGAAACAATGCACGAATACAAAGATCATTGGACCGCCGAATACATGTACCAGATACGACACATCTGCAATCGGATTGGCGATCTTCAGGTGGCAATAGAGAAGCTGCAGTCCGACCTGGACTATGACAATCCCGGCGGCGCATCGAAGAATCTGGAGGAGTCCTGCCTGCTGCTCGGGGTTGCCCTGGAGGAGCTGTACCGGGTTGACCGGCATGTGCGCAGGGTCATCGACGCCATCTCTGGGGAGGCGTGATGAGACTCAATCCCTGCCGACTGTTCACGGTCGTGTTTGCCGTGTGTGGCCTGATCGAGTGTGTCGTCGGTTTGGCTGGCTGGTTCAACGACCTGCCGCATGCACTGGCCACCGCCTTGTTCTGCACCTTGGCGGCCGCCTGCAGCCATCTGCTGGACCCTGCGAGGCTGCCATGACGGAAGTACTGCACACGGTTGCCCAGTCCGCCCGAATCCACGGTGTGCCTCGGGAGAAGCTGCGGGCCGGTATCCGCCGCGGCCGCCTCGCACAGCACGGCACCACCAAGGACGGGGAACCCCTGGTGGAGTCGTCCGAGGTGGCCGCCTACGTCGGCTCCCGCTGGGCACGCACCGACCATCGCCACGACGACCTGTGGGCACAGGCGATGTGCCGCAAACCCGGCATGGACCCGGAAATGTGGTTCCCCGAAGACTCCGACACGGACACCCAGAACGAGGCGATCCGGCTGTGCCACCAATGCCCACTGGCCATCCACTGCCTCGAAATGGCAATGGATTTGGAGCCGCCCGGATACAAGATGCGCGCCGGGATCTTCGGCGGAACCACACCACAGCAACGCCACCGCATAGGCCTATCGAGAAAGGACAGGAAATGACCATCAACCATCGCATTGATGCCGAGACAAAGACCCTCGCAGACAACATGGGGCCGATGGAGCTCGCCACGCTCCACGAGGCCGTCCGTCAAGCCGAGAAGCGCGCAGACAATGCACGCAGCCTCCTGTCGTTGGATGACACCCCGCAGTTGTGGCGCATGGCGACCTGCGCAGCAGACATGCTGAACCAGCTTGCCCACTATCTGCCGGATCCCGACGACCCGGACGAGTCGGATGAGGGGTGCGCGGCATGACCCGGCATGCGAAAGACGCTGTCCTCATCGGGTGTGAGATCGACGGCACCCAGGCGTGGCATGACCTGCGCCGCTCCGGTGTGGGCGGCTCGGACATCGCCAAGGTGCTGGGCCTGTCACCGTGGGGCGACTCCTACTCCCTGTGGTGCGAGAAGACCGGCGACTCCGTGCCCGCAGAGCAGACAAGCCCGCTCATGGAGGCAGGCCACTATGTTGAGCTGGCGGCCGACCAGTGGTATCGGGACAAGAAGCTTCCCGAGGGCCTGTTCCTGCGTGATGCCCGAACGTGGGCCCACAAGGATCGCCGCTGGCAGCTGGCCAACCCAGACCGCATCGTCTGCACCAGAAACACGGATGCCTCCATCGACGGCATCGTGGAGTTCAAGTATTCCCCGGGCCGCCCCGGCGACTGGGGGCCGGACGGCTCCACCGACATCCCGAAACACTACTGGTGCCAAGTGCAGTGGTACATGGCGACATTTGGCGTCGACTGGTGCGATGTGGTGGCGCTGTCGACGTGGGGATTCCGCTGCTACCGGATTCCGGCCGACCACCAGTGGCAGGAATATGCGGTAGCCGAGGCGAAACGCTTCTGGGATTGTGTGCAGCTCGGATTCCCGCCGAATTGGGAACCCAACCGGTGGTCCTACGAGGCAGACCGGCGCAGGCATCCCGACATCGACCCGGACAAGACGGTCACCGTCGCCGACACATCGATGCTCGACGCGATCACCGCAGGAATCAACGCAGACCAAGCAGTCAAGGAATACACGGCCGGCCACAAGCCCGACATTGAGCAGGCCAAACAGGTGCTGGCCCACCTCATGGGTGATGCGAAAACCGCTGTCGACCCGTCCGGGGAAACCCTGGCCACCCGCCGCGCCCGAGGCCAAGGAACACCCTATGTTGCACTCGCGAAAGGCAGGCAATGAACGACTACCGCGACGACTACACGAACCGCATTGTCTATCAGTGCAGGTTTTGCCGACAAGACCACACGACAAAGGTTCCACCAGAAACCGTCCACTACTACATTCGCCGCGACCATGTGCTCGACATGCACCACGGGCTGTGGCGAGTCATCCCCCAAAAACCACGATTCATGGTTTGCCCCGACTGCCTCAAAAAAGGAGTACTTGCCAATGTCCACTGAACTTGATCTTCACCAGCCCAACCCGTCCGGCTACCTCGACAATCTGGACGGCAAAATGCAGTACTGCCAGCTGATTGCCGAATCAGACATTGTGCCGCCCGCATTCCGCGGCCGCCCGGCCAACGTGATGATTGCGATTGAGACCGCAGGGCAGCTGGGTGACGCCCCGTTCACCGTGATGCAGGAGATGGCGATCATCTCCGGCAAACCGTCCCTGTCCGCCAAATACATTCGCTCGCTGGTGCGACGTGCCGGTCACATGTTGCGGGAAACATTCGCCGACGGTGTTGCCCGCTGCGTGATTATCCGGTGCGACGACCCCGAGTTTGAGCATGTCGCCACCTGGGATGAGCAGAAGGCCAGGCGGCACGGCCTGTGGGGCAAGGGTCATTGGCTCAAGAACCCCGAGCTGATGTTGAAGAACCGTGCCCTGACCGAGTGCGCCCGCGAGGCGTGTTTCGAGGCGATGGCCGGAATCGGCTACACCCCAGACGAGATCCAGGACTTCGCCAAGCCGGAGCCTGCCACCCCCAGGGTGACGGTGCAGCAGGTGGACTTCAGCCGCCTGCGTGACGCCATGACAGCCGCGAACGTGGACGCCTCCACGATGGCCGCGATCGCCTCCGACGTGCTGGGACGCCACATCGACAGCGGGGCGGAACTGTCACAGGCCGACGCCGACGCCGTGGCCGAGGCGTTGGAGGCAGACCTGCGCCGAGCCAAGGAAGACCACCCCGCCGGAACCGGCATCGACCCGGAAACCGGAGAAGTCACCGAAACCACTGAGGAGCAGAAATGAGCGGTGAAACATCCATCACTATCGTGGGCAACCTGACCGCTGACCCGGATTTGAAGTTCACCCAATCTGGGATCCCGGCAGCGAATTTCACGGTCGCCTCCACCCCACGCACCTTCGACAAGCAGTCAGATCGGAAGAGCACACGTCAGAACTCCAGTCACGTGTCCTTATCT